CCCAATTACCCGCAAAATGGGTTGAGGGAGGGGGTCTTAATCAAAATCTGATACGATTCTCTGCATGAACCGACTTCCACCCGAACTTCACATCGTCCACGGCACCAAAGCCGAACACAAAGGCAGGCCACTGCCCGAGGCCATACGCCAACGTATACCCAAACCCGTTTGGCTGGACAATCCTGATTTGTGGGACATGGATGTTTTTATTACCACTACCGCCGATTTTTTGTGGGACACTTACGGCATCGGCTCGGCACAAGATCAGCATTTGTTGGGCGCTTTGGCTTTTCAGCTTGATGTTTTTGTCAAATGCATCAAAGGTGCCAGAGCCGGTGGGCCAGTGACTAAATTTAATGCCGGGGCAACAGTCGGCACAAACCCGTACCTGACGACAGGTGAACGGGCGCTAGGCCGAGCCATTATGATAATGAACGAATTAGGCTTGACACCCAGGGGGCGGCTGGCGACAAACAAAGTTGAAAGCGGCAAATTTGCTGCACTGATGGCTGGCCCGTGAATTTTGAAGATGGCATCTTATATGCCGTGCGAGTAGTCAAAGGCGAAATACCTGTTTGCCGAAACGTCACACTTGCCTGCCAAAGATTTCTAAATCAGATTGAAGATAAAACCTGGGCATACGAATTCCATGCTGATTTTGTAAAACATTTTTTAATGTTTGCCTCAGAGTTGCGGCATACCAAAGGCCCAGACGCAGGCAAACTGCTGGTGTTGGAACCGTGGCAGCTTTTTATAGTCTGCGCCATTTACGGGTTTCGGAACAAACGAAACAAAGCGCAGCGCATGGTCACTGATGTAATTGTTTTTGTACCCCGCAAAGCTGGCAAATCCACACTGACAGCAGTAATTGCCTTGTACGAACTAATTTGGGGCGAGGCAGGCGCAGAGGTTTATACGCTGGCAACAACCAGGGAGCAGGCCGGGATTGTGTTTCACGCAGCCACAGGGTTTGTTGAGGCCATGCCGCAAAACATTGCCGCCCTGTATAACGTCAGCAGGCACCAGATAACCAAGGCAGGCGACAGTCAGACAGTATTCAAGGCATTGTCCAGGGACACCAAAAAGACAGGCGATGGTATGAACCCAGCCTGCGCCATTGTGGACGAAGCCGCCCAGATTGTTGATCGCAACAGCATTGAAGTGCTGCACAGCGGCATGGTTGCCAGGCTTAACCCGTTGCGGATTTACATCACTACCGCTAGTTTTACAAAAGAAACCAAATTCCACGAAGATTTAACCCTGATGGAATCCATGCTGACGGGCGAGGCCACCGATAACCCGCACTGGTTTGGTTTGCTGTACAGCCTAGACGCCGGTGACGATTGGCGTGACCCTACGACCTGGGCCAAAGCAAACCCAATGCACGGCATATCTGTCTTTGAAAGCGCAATCGCTGAACGAGCAGAAATGGCAAAACACAAGCCTGCTGCCCTCAACGAATTCCTGTGCAAGACGCTAAACGTCTACGTGAGCGCAAATTCAGCCTGGGTTGACCGAGCATATTGGGACGATGTTAAATGCGCTCTAGTGCCCAACAGACAGCCCGAGGCAGTATTCATTGGCTTTGACTTGGCAGCTACCCGTGACCTTAACGCAGTCTGCACGCTCAAACGATTTGCTGATGATGACTACGAAGCCGAGTTTAAGTTTTTCCTGCCGTCTGACGGCTACGATTTAATTCCAAAGCACTACGGCGACATTTTTGCAATGGCTCGAAAATCAGGCGTCCTGCACATCACGCAGGGCAATGTCATGGATGACCGGGAAATTAGCGAGTACATTCTTAAGCAGTGCGAAAAGTACGAAGTCAAAGAAATTGGCTTTGACGCCTACAACGCCGCCAGCTTGGTGGCTCGGCTAAATGATGCTGGCCTGCCGCTGAAAAAAGTGGGCCAAGGCATGGCGGTATTAAGCAACCCAAGCAAGCACGTAGAGAAATTGCTGATGCAATACAGCATCAAACATGACGGCAATCCATTTGTCGGCTGGCAGCTTGGAAACTGCGAAGTCTACGAAGACGTTAACGGCAACGTCAAAATTAGAAAAAACGAAGCCGACAAGTCTGCTAAGGTGGACGGCATCATTAGCTTAATAATCTCAATGCACTGCAACCTTGACAATCCAGTACAATCTGGATTCGGTTTCAGAACTTTTTGAGGGGAAATCATGGCTTTATTTGACATTTTCAAGCAAAAAGCTGTAAAAGAATCCAATTCAATGTTTGGGCAAACTGCCCTTGGCAACAATGTATTGTGGGGTACAAACAACAAATACAACAGCGCCAACAGCCAGATTCTTTATGTCACCACGGGCAGCAGCACAGACGCTGGCAGACCCGTAGATATGAGCATGATGAGTCGAAATTCGACCATCATGGCTTGTGTTGGGGTAAAAGCCAGGGCAATGGCTCAACTGCCAATACGAATCATGTGCGAAATGGACGATGGCAGCTACCACGATGCCGTTAAAAGCCCAGAGGTCAGCAGCAGGGACAAAGCCAAAGCCAAGCAAGTGGCGTATTTATTAGGCAACCCAAACAATTTCCAAAGTGCTTACGAATTTTTGTACCAATACATCATGTGGCACGAACTGAGTGGCGAGGTGTACATCCTGTGGTGGCGCAAAGACCAAGAAAGCAGCACCCAGACCCCGCTGGAAATGTACGTTTTTGACAGCACGTTAATCAGTACTACAGTAAATGTAACCAGATACCCTAGCTACAGACTCAGTACCCCGGCATACGGATTTAACCGTGACGAACCTCTTGCAGCCCATCAAGTTATGCACTTGGTAGATGCTGCCTGGCAGGGAAACGGCGGCTTTAATAAAGGAATCTTGGCGGCAGAATTGATTGGCTTAGACCAAGATATTGACCTTTACGCCAACTACGTCATGCAAAACGGGGCTAAACCTAGCGGAATGTTTGTCACTGATAACGTCATTCCTGACGGCAAGTACAAAGAAATTGCGGCACGATTAAAAGAAGCGTGGTCAGCAATGACCGGCAGTCGCAACGCCGACCCTAGCAAGCCAGGCCAAGGAATGTTGCTTGACCAGGGCATGAAATATCAGCCGCTGGATATGCTGACCCTGCAAGACACAGACTGCGCCAAGCTAAAAGAGCAGACCATGAAGCGCATATGCGGTTTGTTTGGCGTGCCGCCAGCGATGATTGGCATTGCCGATCAGAAATACAACAACACTCAGACCATGCTGGATGAATTCTACAAATCCAGTATGTACCCGCTGCTGGTCAATGTCCAGCAAAAGCTAAAACAGCATTTGCTTGTCGGATACCCGAATTTGTGTGTAGAATTTGACACAAGGGCATTTTTGCGTGGTTCGCCAGTAGACCAGATGAATTTTTCGGTGGCTGGGGTAAATGCTGGCATAATGACCGCAAATGAGGCACGGGAATATCTTGGCATGAAAAACATCGACGGCGCAGATGAATTGAAAGCAGGAAAGCCTGGTGATACAATTCCCGGCAGCAGCCCTCAAGATACTGGTGGCGGCGGCGGTGGTCAGACTCGAAAGATGAACATTGGCAAATAAAACTCCGCATGAACTGGCAATGTTGCTTGCAAAGTTTAAGCAAAAAAAGCCGACGACAATACACGATATGGATAAAACCAAAACAACCGAGGTAATCCATGAACGATCTGTTAATCGTCTGCGAAGCAAAGTTAAATCTCAACCAGCAACCCGGCACAATTGAGGCCAGGGTCACAAGCTGGGGGCCAAGAGAAGGCGCAGACGGGCGCAGGTTCAACTATCAAGCTGAAGGCTTTGCAGATTGGGCCAAAGAGTTTGAGGCTATGGGCAGGCCGCTGCCCATGTTTGTCAATCACTCAGCAGATGCAATTCCTGTCGGCGAATGGATGCATTTTGAGTTTGACGATACCGGCATGACTGCCAGCGGCAGGCTCTACACCAACACCACCCAAGGCAGCGATCTTTACAACGTGATGCGGGAATCGCCAGCCATGTTTGGCGGGGTATCTGTCGGAGCGTATGCGGAAACTTACCAGATGGTCAACGCTGACGGCGAACCAGACCAATCTGACGAGGCATATTTCCAGATCACAAAGGGCGGTTTGCGGGAAGTGTCTGTCGTGATGTACCCAAACAATCCCGAAGCCTGCGTCAGCAAGCTGGAATATTTTAGGCCCGATGGGTCTGCAAATCTGAAGATTTTGGAACAAAGCCTGCGTGATGCTGGACTGTCCAAAAGTGATGCGGTTGCCGCTGCATCGACTTTCAAAAAGGTGCTGGAACAGCGTAATGTTGTCCAAATCCCAAATGAAAT